CCCTTTGGTAATATCTGTTAGAGTTTGCACTTCCAGCGTCATTTACTGCTGTAGCAGCACCTGTTTGAGCACCAGTTTCAGCGAAAGGATTAGCAACTAATCCATATCGTGTCTTGAAGCCAATTTTTGGTTGGAATGTGTCTTGACCAACAGCACGTACCATTTGTAAAGGTACATATGGGCAGTAAAATAATCCTGCGTCATATGGTGATGTACCTTTGTATCCAACAACATAATACTGTTTAGCAGTACTGTTTGCTGAATATGGGTCAATGTAAACTTTGAATCTACCGTTAAGAACACCTGCAAATGTATTGCCTGTGTCATCAACATTTAAGTTGTTATTCAAAGCTGGAGTATAATCTAATACGCCTGCCATTTGAAGAGCCGAAGCTACGTCAGATGAACAAACAATTAAATTACCTTTTCCACGTCTGGTTCTTTGAGCGATTCTATTTGCGTCACGTTCCAATTGGAACATTAAGCCTTTAAATCTTTCAACAGACCATCTACCATTTGAGTCTGTATCTAAATCAAAGATTCCAGCAGTTGTTACGTTACCAGTTTGAGCACCAGCTTCTGCATTTATGTAAATTGTTCTAACTACTTCTCGATTAATTTCTGCTAAAATTTCAGCAGATAGTATATTAGCCAATTCTGTTTCAGCGTCTAAACCGTGGATTGCTTTTAAATCTTGAGCAAGTTCCATAGTATATTCCGCTTTCAGAGCACGTGATTTAGCAGTAACAGTTGATTTCTCAATTGAAAATGCCATTTCAGCAAAAGCGTTTCCGCTTGCGTCACCAAGTGCTTCAGCAGCAGCTGTTGTCATTGCAGTACCTTTTGTATAAGTTCCTGGGGAACTATCATTTAGTACTGATGGATTTGCGCCAGCTTGTTCAGTCGTTGAGTACCCGCCTGTTGCCGATCCAGCAGCATTTCTGCCTGAAAAATCGGAATCAGCTTCGTCAAAGAATGATTCTGCGCCAGCTTGTGAAGTATATCTACTTCTCATAGCGAAAATAAGTCCTGTTGGACCTGTCATTGGTTGCACACCTGCGATATCGTATGCGATTAGATTAGGCATAGCTCTTCGTACTAAACTAATTAGGATTGGATCCCAATTTGCTACAGCACTACCTGTTGCGTTAGTTGGAGCTGCCTCAGCCAAGTAAGCAGAGTCTTCTTTAGAAGCTCTTTCTTGGTTTTCTAATATTACAGATGTAACGGCACGTCTATAAGCGTCCTTAATTTTTGGTAAATCAGGATGCTCTAGTACTGGCTGCCATTTCTTTTCATTTTGTTCAGATAAGTACATATGTTTCTATCTCCCTTAATATTTACTTAATAGACAATTTAATGTCTTTTGTTTTGCTTATAGCGGCGCTGTAAGCAGCCATAGCTTTTGATAAATCTTCGTTAGAAGATTCACCTGCCGCCACATCATCTAGTAACTCTTTTGTTTCAGTTTTCTTTCCAAAATAAGAATCTTTAACAGTTTCTAATTTCTTTGTATAGTCTGTAGCATTAGAGTATTCAATTTCTTCGGCAAGTTTAGCAAATTTTTCTTTTGATGTATCAGCAAGGTCTTCGGAAACTTTAGATTTAATTTCATCTTTAGTTTTTGATCCAACTTCCTTGTTTAAATCAACATTTTTTTGAATTTGCTCATTGAGGTCTTTTTCCAATTTTTCAATTTTATCTGCTTGGTCTTCTAGCACATTATATTTTTCATCTGGAACATCAATGTAATGGTCTTCAAATAATTTTTTCAAACCATTAATAAAGTCTTCAGCAATTTCTCCCTTAATTCCTCGTTCAAGAGCGATTTCGTTTTCTTTCATCCACTCCTCAACAACATAAGAAAGGTAAGAATCAACTTTTTCAGTTAATTCAGCTTTTGCTTTAGCACTTTCTTGCTCAAACTTGTTAGTATAATCTGTTTCCATTTCTTCTTCAATTTCTTTTACTTTTGATTTAATTGCAGCTTCAAAAATGGTTGCAGCCTTCGTCTTAAATTCATCGGTTAAGTCTTTCTCTCCAGCGACAAGAGCATCAACGTGTTCTTTTACGTCAATCTCTTTTTTCTTTTCATCTTTCTTTTCATCATCTTCTATTCTTACCTCAGCACCGTCAGATTTTTCTTTCTTCTTATCACCGCTATTTTCTTTTTTTCTCTTTGTCTTTTTTAGCGTCAATAGCTTTCTGTAGAGCTGGTGGCAGTTCGCCTTCCTTAATTTCTTTACCGTCTTTAGTTTCTTTATTCTCCAATTTTGTATTATGTCCAGTCAATTTTGGCATACCGTCAGGTGCGCCTTGTGATTTTTGTGGAGCTTGTCCAGAAACTTTTTTAATTTTTTTAGTTGCGTCAGGATTGCTGTCTGTAGGTTTAACTACTGCTTTGCCTAAATCTTCATATGGCGCTTTACCTGCAATATGAGAAGGTTCAGCCGCAACAGCATTCTTTTTAGGAGCATCCGCTTGTGGATTAGGTGAATTCGCCTCTTCCACTGCTTTAGCTTCCAACGCTTCTAATTTTTTATTATCGGCCATATAAGAAATCTCCTTATTTAAAATAAACGTTTATTTTATTATTTCTCTCGTTGTTAATAGATATTTATACAATTACAGTTTTTCAATGAATTTTTTAAAAACTTCCGCTTGAGCTTCTGCTAAACGTATTCTTTTTGCTTCATTTATATACTGTTTCCACTCTTCAATATCTCTCTCTTTAATAATTCCATTGTCCCATACCCAATCTTTACCTTCCATAATGCCTTCTACGAAAGCATCTGGAGCACTAGGGTCTGCTACAATGTCAGCAGCAGTTGCGAGGTAGAAATCTCTTCCTACTTCATTAACACCACTTCTACGTACTAACGAACCCATACCTCTTGAAGACACTCCTAGTTGAGCACCTTCATTGATAAGATTTTTT